AATGAACGTTGGAAGCAGACGTACTCCTGGCGCGTTCTGTCCAAGGACGCGGATCGGTTGATCGAAGCAGTCCTTCCATATCTGATTGTCAAACGTCGCCAAGCGGAACTTGCCATCGCTTTTAGGGAGACGATTGGGTTCTATCCTTCAGGCTCTCGCAGCGGCTACCGCATCCCAGAGGCGGTGAGGGTTGAACGAGAGCGCCTTGCTGACGAGATGAAATCTGCCAATAAGCTCGGCCCTAGATCCGACCAAACGTCAAGCGCGCCGCAGCGTTTACGAAGCTGACCATCGCCGCTTCTATCTTTCGACGATCTTCCACACGATAGGGATCCGGGATGACCTGTCTCTGCGGCATCTTTGATGTCCCGAGTTGATGGAAGATTGCGTAACTTGAATCGGTGCCATAGATCATGTGCCTGGGCCCCACATCAGCAGCCCGGCCGGGATCAGTCAATGACGCCTTCAGGTCGCCGGTACGGATGAGCGGATCCTCGGGCCAACCGCCAGAGGCTTTGCGCGCGAGCGTCGAGTCGGCCAGTGCGGGCCACGCACCCTGACCTTGCGTGTCGAACTGTTCTTCTTCCACCTGGGCGGCGACTGGCTTGACGAGCTCCCAGAGCGGCTCGAGGTTGAGGAGGGCTTCTTGGAAGCGGCCGGTCTGTTGGAGGATGAACTCGATCGGTGGCTCGATCTGAATGGTGACGCCATGGCCGCGGCTGACTGCTGAGCGGGCCACTAGAACTTCATCCCCACCTGGGATTGCGCCTGGACGCCCGATGTTGCGGTCGGGTCACCTGTGACGCTGAGGCTGCGAGCGAGGCTGCGCGACGTCTCGGACGGGTCGGTTGGTGCGCCGACTAGGATCTCGGCGCTCGCTCGGATGCGGTCGAGTACGTTACGGAAGTCGTTGCAGTAGTCCTGCGCGAGCGGCATCTCCGCCGATTGGCCTCCGCCGGGGAAGATGATTTGGAGGGTGCGGCAGGCTGCCCCCCATGAGTTGTAGAGGGCCATCTGGCCGAACGCCTGGGTTGCGGTGGTGGGGATGGGGGTGAGGTAGCCGGCGATGGCTGCGGCGGTGTCGAGTTCCACCGAGACTCGTTCGCAGATGGTCGCGACTTCGGCGATGTTCAATGGGCGCGATGATCCGGTGAGGGTGGGGACGGCGTTGGGGAGGAGGCCGGAGAGTTCTGTGGCGCCGATGTAGGCCATTACTTCATCACCACAGCCTGCCCCGCATTGAGCATCAACGCTCCGTAACTGGTGCTGTCGGCGAGGAAGACCTCACCGTCGAAACGGCCACCGTATTTGTCCCAGCCGTGCGAGATGACGGTCACATGGTCGCCCGGTTTGAGGAGTGTCTGCCCATATGCGAGTGCCGCCTTCCCCGCCACGGTTGACAACTCGGGAGCGTTGATCCCGAAGACGCGGCACGAGTTGACGGGTTTCCCGTCGAGGTCGTGGCTGTCGAGTTGGATGCCGAAGCCGAGGTCGAGGTCGATGTGGATGGTGTCACCGTCGTGGAGGTCGCGGACGACTCCTGGGTATGGGCCGTAGTTCACGTCACCACCTCCGCGAACTCTGGCGCGGTTTCGTACAAGTCATAGATGCGACCCGGCACCATCGCCTCCCAGTCGGGGATCCGCTCCTGCCAATCGTTCACGGCAAACCCCGTAGTGACTTCCCGGTGCCACTGGCTCCAGATGGCTTCGGAGGTCAAGAGTTTGGCGACGTCAGCCACGAACTCCTCGCCGTACTCCTTCGACTGGTTGAAGGGTTCGTCCTCGTCCTTGCTCCACCCGAGCAGGAGTCCGGTCAGAGCCGTCTCCTTCAGCGCACCGAGAGCAGACGTCACCATCGGCAGACCACAAGCGCGAGCCTCCATCGCACCGATACATGACGTCTCGAGGAACGCGGTCGGATACCCCCAGACGCGCGCCTTCCCCATCTCATCGGCGAGCTCGCGCTGACCGACCCGACCGCGTAGGAAGATCCCAGCCTTCTCGCCGCCCTGCTGCTGGATCATCGCGAGCAGGCCGCGTTTGAAGTCGAGGAGTTGCGGATTCTGCTTCGCCACCGCGTCGAGGACGTTGAAGCCGTAGAAGATGTGCAACTCGGCCTTGGGGACTCGTTTGCGGATCTCGGGCCAAAGCCCGACCAGGACGTCCAATCCGCGGTCGGCACTGGAGGAGAACACGACGCGCGGCTCTCGCTCTGCGAACCCCTTAGCCCGAGCCTCTGCGTAACGATCCTCATGGGTCTCGGGGTCGAAGATTCCGATCCCGTTGCGGATCAACCTGAGCTTGTCCTCCGCCGCCGGATACAACCGGGCGAACCGCTCACGGTGCCAGTCCGACAGGACGATGACGTTGTCGATCTTCGCGATCCTTGCGTCAGTCAACATCTCCGGGTACGAGTGGTCGTGCGCCCAGAACGCCGTCCGTTTCGCCCCCAACTGCATGTCAAAGATGTGCGGCACCCGTGAGACAACGAGCAGATCGCACTCCTCGCCGGCGTCGAAAGCGTGGAGAGGACGCCAGAGCGAGCCGCCGTACATGCCCGGCTCGGCGCCCGAATACACCTTGACCTCATATCCCTCCATCGCCAACCGGATCGACACCTGCGCCAGCGCGGTCTCCGATCCGCCAAGGCCGCCAACCTGGATCGAGTGCGGCGACCACGGCTCCCAGGCTCCGCCGCCGTAGAAAACGATCTTCCCCTTTGACGGGCAGGGCGTGTATGAGAGGAACGTGAGACGCGGATCCGTGGGGGATCCGACGTGCAACCTGACGTCTTCGATCCTGCCGCGCTTGATGATCAGCTCCGACAACTCATGGACGGGGACAGCGCGGAGGTGGCCTTTCCGCTCGACTCGCTGCCAGGAGGGGAGGTTGCCGCGCTCGTAGGCGCCATTCGGTGTTGAGAGATAGACGCGGCCACCCGGTTTGAGCATCGACTCGGCTACGTCAAGTGCGCGCTCGATGTCGGGGACGTGCTCAAGCACCTCGAAGATCGAGACGGCATCGTAGAGACGATTGAACTCTCGATATTGGCCGCTTGGTTGCCGCTCCATATGGTAGTTGTCGTCATCGCCGATTTTCTCCCTATCAGCGAGAAGTGCAGACGCATCGTGTAGATCGCCCTGCACAATGGTTGGGCCATTGCCGTTCGCGCTGGCCGTCTCGGCTGCGACGAGCTCCAGGGCGCGCTCATAGCTGCCCTTGTTCAACTCGACGCCGTCACAGATGTAGCCGTGACGCCACAGGACAGCCCCCACGAGCGCCCAATCGTTACAGCCAAGGTCCAACACCCTCGGTGGTCGGCCGAGCTCAGCGGCCTGCACAGCAAGCCCGTCCAGCAAGCCTTTGACGCGCTCGAACCGGTCGGGGACCTCGTCGATCTCCTCCCACGGGTACGTCGACTCTTTCGGCTCGTCCTCGTACCAGCGGATGTACTCCTCCGGGCGGAGGTAGTGCCTGCACATCTCGCGTTGTTCGGCGCGCGCCTGCACGATCGCAGGATGTTCCGCCACGTAATAGGGCGCCGATTCGATCACCTGCAGCGCCTTTAAGTTCTCGTCGTGGCGAACCAGGACCTCGCGAAGTTTCAGGACGGCCTGGACGGATTCTCCTTCGAGGCGTAACTGGGCGAGCGCCTCCGCCTGGCTCGTGATGGCCGGATGGCCGGGCGCGATCTTCGCAGCCTCAGCCAGATACTGGTCGGCCTCGTCGAAGCGGCCCTGCTTCGCACAAGCCTCCGACAACCGCGCATACGGGAGCAGCGTGAACTCGAGCGGGTTCAGGATCAGCATCGACTGCGGCATCCCAAACTTCAGGGCCAGTTGGGCCCAATGCTCCACCTCCGGCCAGCGGTCCAACATGGCGCACGTTTCAACAAGGCCCGTGTAGTTCTCCGCCCAGTTGAAACGTTCCTTTGTCGCCGTGTGCTCAACCTCGTAGGCGGCGATCGGCTCGTTCATCATCCGGAGACACGTCGCGAGCTTGTGCTGGACTTGCATCCGCTCATCCGACCAGCCGGCGTCCGGGTGAGCGAGGTACTCATGGAGGAAGGGGATGGCTTCCTCGAAGCGGCCGAGGGCCATGTGTTCGGTGCCGAGGTAGGCGATGGTGCGCGGGTCCGGCTGCTCGCCGCGTGCGCGCGCCTTCCTGGCGTCGGCCTCGAGGATGCCGAGGTTCCTGGTCGGCGTGTATCGGTTCGGTGGCCGGTGGTGGATGTACCTGACCGCTTCGGGCGGAACCATCTGGAAGGTTGGCGGCCTGCCGTCGGGTGGGACGAGGACTTCGTGGATCGCGCCCTTCCAGACGAACCCGGATTCTTTGCGGAGCAGCCGTTCGCGCCACAGGACGCAGACGAGGTTGCCCGCCTCGTCGTGGGCGTAGTCGTATCGGAAGACGAATCCGTCGAGTTCGGGCGGCGCCGTGTAGGCGAGCTGGTTGAGTTGGAGGGCGTTGGTGATCTCGTCGTCGTCGTCGAGCCAGAGCAGCCAGTCGCACTCTTCCGACACCATCTTGAAGCTCTGGGCGCGTGCCCATCCGAAGTCGTTACGCCACGCGCCACGCTTGACCTTGATCGGTGCGAGGTTGACGTAGAGGACGTCGGCCCGCCGTTCGGTCGGCTCCTCCGTAAGCGCCTCGAGCGCGACACCGTCCTTGACGACCAGCAGCTTGTCCTTCGCCAACCTGTCGAGCAGTTCGAGGGTGCCGTCTTTTGATCCGGTGTCGTAGACGTTGATCTCACTGACGAACGGCCGGACCGAAGCGAGCGCCGCTTCGAGCGTGTCGGCGGAGTTCTTGGTGATGAGGCAGGCGGCGATCCGCGGGTCGGGGATCGGATGGCGCTGTTTGAGTGCGCTCATTCGGAAACACCAAACAGCTTCAACTCGCGCTGGGTGCGGAGTTCATTCGCAAGGTCACGCAAGGTGCAGGCCAGCGCGGCCAAATGTGCCTTGTCGCG